GGTTGCTCAACGCGATCAGCTTCCGTCAGGCCAGCGGGTGCAGCTTCTGCCTCAAGGCGCGCTTTATTCAAGTCAGCCCACACCAGATCGATCAACGCGCCCTTACCGTCAACGCCCGCCAGCTCCATTACGGCTTCACGGTTGTGGCCCCACAGGACGGCCATATCGACAAGCTCTTCGTCAGTCATGCGGTACAGTTCTCGCTTCTTGGCGTGCTCCTGCTGCGTCAGCCCGGCGGCGTGCTCATGCGCCGTTGTGCCTTCTGGCAGAACTACATTCGGCTCCACCGGCGTTGCGTTCTGTTCGTTATTCATCTCGTGTCCTCCTGTGAGTGCGCAACCCTGTGTCACGCGTAGGCCAACACTTTAATCACCGGGCGTCGGCGGCGTCAACTTGTTCTGGTAGGTGGCGGGTGTGCTTGCAAATCGGGGGCGTGCGGAGTGTACATTACGCATTTTGCGTACTTGTGCATTTTGCGTAATTTTTATTTTTATTTGTTCTCGGCGTACATCGGGTCAATGCGGGAAATCAAGCGCGCGCCACAGCGGCCCCCTCCCCCACCCCCGCCCCCACCCCCTGCCTAAAAGTCAAAAGTATAGCGGCCCGACCTACTAGGGGTTGATTGTGGCAAAATGGTTAAGTGCTAAGTGATTGATATTGTTCAATAAGGCATTTTCCATAATATACGTTATGCAACTTTGAGCGCATATCTGCCTTATTTGTCAATGGGTTGTAGCATGGTGCACGCTCGCGCGCAAGAGGCCATACGCATTTATGCACTTTACCCTCAGTACTACCCGTACTGTCAACCCTTACGCATTATGCACACTCTAGCCCCTAATAGGCCATGAAGTCACCATAAGGACCTTTACGCATAATGCGTACTTACGCAAAATGCCTTGCGCCCGTTGCCATGGGTGCTTATGGGGAAGGGTTAGCTGGTCATTTATTACCCTTCACGGGTCATAAATGCCTGCGCGCCCTGACCCCCTAAAGCACACTAGGCAAAATCACGGCTTTCAGGTAGGGTGAAACACAAAACAACGCGAGGGGCTATCATGCGACTAATGATGACAGACAACGGGGCGCGGCGCTATGTTCTAGCACGTGGCCAGCGCGGCATAGCGCCTAAATGGTTTACGTATGCTTATGCCAGCTTAAAGGCTTGGCGGTTGCGTTGCTGGCTGATAAGGCAGGGCGTGCCGTTGCGGTTGTATGGCCTAGAGCACTTTCAGGCGCTAGAGGGGCGGCGGGTGCTATGGTACGCGGCGGCTGAAGCTGAAAGCATGGTAAAGGCGCTTTGCGTGAGTGAGGGGCGCGAGTGTCAAGCAATGCTAACCCCTGAGCTAGTAGGGCTAGAGGGGCGGCGTATTGAAGTACAGGGGCGGCGCGTGTGGATAGGGCGGCGGGGCTGGCCAATACCGCAACACTATGAAGCGCTAAAACCAGAGGCCAAAAAGGGGCGGCGGGCTAAAGGCTCTTATGAAAGTTTGCAAGTGATTGAATAACAACGAAAGATAATACTTGCAAAGGTACGAACAAGGGCGCATAAAGAAGGGGCGGGGCGATAGTGCACCGCATACGAACAAGAGGTGGCAGAATGACTACACAATATACGCAAGGGCCTTGGCGCATTGGTGACGCGGGGCAAACGATATTTGGCCCCAAGACTGAAGCGCCCGCGCCTGTAATGATTGCCAGCTTGCACAATGCACGCGGCGCGCATAAAGCAAACGCCCGCCTGATAGCCGCCGCGCCTGAGCTACTAGAGGCGCTAGAGCTTTGCGAGAGGGCGCTGGAAGAGCACGCGGCAAAAATGGCGCGCGCTGCAATCGCTAAGGCAAAGGGGGCGGAATAAAATGGAATCAGTGCTTATACCACAAAACAAGTACGGCATAATAGCGGGCCATTACACGATTAACGGAATCGTAAAGCTATTGCGGGCCAAGGCTTACGACCCCGCCGCCGTTAAGTTTATCGCTGATATGTTGGAGAGGTGAAAAATGCGCAATGTACTAAACAGCCTTAAACCTGTGGCCATTGTGGCAGGGCAAGCGGCTTTAATGGGCGCGGCGGGTGCCGTGCTCTTTGTGTGGCTTAACGTAGCTTTTGGGGGTTAATCATGCAGCTGACTCAGTGGCTTTATCCCGACGCGCCCGCCCGTTGCTACATTGACGGCAAGCGGGTAAGCCGCTCGCGCTTTGACTTTGTACGCGATAGCGCCGCGCGGCTTGATTGCTTCCATACGCGCTGCTGGCCAGTAGAGGGCGGCTTTAAGCGGGTTAACTATTCACACGCAACCATGAAAGGGGCCTAATCATGCCTGCACCGAATGAAACACTAGAACAAGAGGCGCGCAAAAATGAATTGTTTGCCATACGTGAAACGCGCCAATTGACGCTAGAAGAGCTTAACGAATTGCGCGAGCTAACCGCCATAGCGTGTAGTCACTTGGTATTCACGCGCTTTACAGGCAACGCAAAAACTAAGAGCAGGAAAGGGGCATAAAATGCCAGTTATCAGAAACAGCCCCTTAAAGGGCTATGAAGGCGCGTTTATAACGCAAGTAGGCTCGCACACAGGCGGCAGGCACCATTGGTGCAATTATGTACGCGATAAGAACAACGGCGGCCAGCCGCAAACGGAATACGGCGCGGCGCAACGCTATGACTTAGACTCTTGCCGCCGCCCTCGGTATGTTCCCCCGCGTGCAATTGAGCAAGCCGCCGAATTGGCCGATAAATGCGGCGCTAGTGTGTGCGTACACGTGTTGCGTACTTTCAAGGGCAACGCCGCAAATGTTGCGGGTTGGTTTATCACGGCGGGCCGCGCGCCCTATGAGCTTTTGTCCTATGGCGTGACAGAAGGGCGCTATGACAGAACGCAAAAACGGATCGAATTACTAAAGCTCGCGGCGGCGCTTATAGCTCGCGAGGGTTGACCCGTGCACCATGGGGGCGGGCTTTACGCCTTCCCCTATGAGCACTGGCCAATGACGGGCAGTGATAACAAGAGGTGATGACATGACTACAATATACGAATTGCACGATAAAGCCTTTCAGCATGTACGCGCCTATGCGCTAGTGCACAAAGGGCAACACGTTGGCCTAATCAGCTTTAAATATCCGAATGACGGGGCGGGGCGCTTGTGGTGCTACGTGCACCTATTCGGCCTTACTATGGCGCGCGGCTATGCGGGCGGCTATGGGTATGACAAGACAAGCGCCGCCGCGTTTGCAGCGGTGCAGAATATTCCGACTGATAGCGGGCAACCGCTGGCCAGCAAGTTAGCAATCGCTTTGCGCAAGGCGGTTAAGGGCGAGGGCAGCGACTGGAAAGATGACTTTAAGCGCGCTCACGTCAAAACTTTGCGCGCATTGTGAGGGGGTGCACTATGACAAAAGAGCTAGGGTTTAAGAATCTGCCCGTTCGTTTCTTTATTTATGATGAAGAGGCAACGGATAATTATAGCGGTGATCCGGGCGACTTGCGCGAGTGTGATGAAGCGGACTTTCTGGCCAGCCCTTGGCCTATTGAGTACGAACGCCACACAGTGCACGCAAACGGTTGCGCGCAAATATGCTTAACCAAAATGCCAAGGGGTTAGAACATGCAGAAAGAACAATACAGGGGCCACGATATCAGCCCCGCCGAGGATGGCGCGGGCTATGACGTGTACCACGGCGCAACCTACATATGCACGCGGCCTAGCCTTAATATGGCGCGGGCGGCGGTAGGGGTGCACGTTGCGCGGCTATTCGGGCGCGACCACGCTAAACAGCCGCCCGCCTATCGCTCACCCCGCGCGCCTAAAACAGTGATTGAATGGGAAGTGCAAGGGCTATGGGCTGGCCAATGGGAAACAGAAACGGCGGCGGATAGCTGGGAAGAGGCGCGGCGGCTTGTCACTGAATACCGCGCGAATCAGCCAGAGGTACCACACAGAATTAAGCGCATACGCGTACCAATTTAAGCCTATAGGTAGGGGCGCGGCGCGTACTAATCGCGCCCCTTGCTATGGCCTTAAAGACCAGAACGCACGCCCTCGGCGGCACTCAGAGGGCAAGAGGTGAGGAGAGAAGCCATGAGCAAAATACAACACACGGCGGGGCCTTGGTCTTATCGCCGAGTATATAACCCCAAAGTGAAGTCTTGGGCGCACAGAATATGCGGGCCTTATATTGGCGGTGCCGCTGATATAATCGGGCAGACATACCCGCAAAGCTGCAAGGACGAAGCTACACGCGAAGCAAACGCCAAGCTGATAGCCGCAGCGCCGGATTTGCTGGCCGCGCTGCGTGACCTAGTGCAGGCTGTGGAGGACCCGGAGCGCGATAGCCTGCGCCAGTTATTGGCCGCGCACGCAGCAATCGCTAAAGCAACAGGAGAGAAGTCATGAGTAAAATTATAAGAGGGCCGTATAAAACTAACGGCACGGCCATCTTGGCGATGCAAGACAACAGGTGGGTTGTCATTGGCCGCGCGGGCGGAGTGCGCACTACGTTAGGGGTTGACGAAGCGACGGCGCGGCTGTTCGCCGCTGCGCCGGAATTGCTTGAGTCACTAGAGCTGGCGGTGCAGTTGCTGGCGGAGTGCTACACTAACGAGGGCATGAAGCAGCCGAAAATGGTGCGCTTTGCGGAGTTAATCGCTAAAGCAAAAGGAGAGAAACCATGAGTACGATCGACGCAGAGAAGCGCAAAGCCACGCGTGAAGCTAAGGCTAAAGGCCACAGCATGACGCGGTACGAGAAGACCGAGAAGGGAAGCCGCAGCGAGTGCAAGACTTGCGGGCTAGACATATTGGTTCAAGAGTGGCGCAACGGGTTAGCTGTCGTCGGCACGGCTACAGTCTATACATGCGAAACAACAGGAGAGAAATCATGAGCAATTTCGATTTGGAGTACTTCAAACGTCGCCTAGAAATGGCCATCGAGGGCATAAATGGCGACACAGTATCGCACGGAGCCGGGGCCATAGCTTTCAGGTACTGCAACGGCAACGCGCCACTTGAAGTAGTTAGGCGCTGCGCCGCCGACATCGACCAACTGGCCAGACAGTACGCGAAGGAACAGAACGACAAGCATGAGGACGCTAAGCGCCAAATCGCGAGGCTGAAACTAGCACTAGAAGTTATGACGGCGCACTTGGTGGACGTGGGCGTTCCGTGCGGTGTGAAAGCTGGCAACATGAACTTCACCGCGAGGGCTAGGCGCTTCAAGGGACTTGACGCAATCCAACTGCGCGAAGCTATCCACGAGTACAAAATAAAGAGGGATAAGTCATGAGCAAAACAGTGCCGGAGCCGTTGGTGGCTTTAGCGAAGCGAGAATTACAGCGCAAGAAGGACAAGGGCGACATAGCGGCCCGCATTACTCTCGACCATATCGGTGCGCAGGATTCACGCATCGACCAGCTAGAGGCGCGGGTGGGGGGTGTTGGAGGGGCTTGTTCAAGCCGTAGTAGATGAAGCTAATGCCAGCAATATGTTTACGCTGGAAGATGGCGAACCTACTGACGAAACCTTAGTTCCTCTGACTGATGGCTTTATCGAGACTATGGAAGCAGCCCTAGCCGGAAAGGCCGCGCCATGAGTGAACTTCAACTAAGGCTGCGTATAAACGAACTAGAGTGCGTTTTGCTAAAGATATGCGAAGGCGCAAGACGGACAGACATTCACGGCAACGGGGCGTTAGAGGACTTAGTGCCTCCATACTTAATAAACGAAGCCTACTCAATCTTAGACTTAAAGGCCGCGCCATGAAAGAAAAACCTCCGACGATTGAAATACCGTATGTCAACGCAGACCCCATCAGCGGCTCAATCCCTTGGCAGGAAAAGTGCTTAATGTGCGGCAGTATTCATGGCAACGGACTGCCCTGCCCAAGGCTTAACCCCACATCGGAGGCCGCGCCATGACCACAGAAACACCGCTGAAGCCTTGCCCTTGGTGCGGCAAACAGCCGGATATAGAGCAGCATCCCATAGACAAAACGTGGCGTTTGACCCACATCTGCAAGGTGATGGGGGCGTTCAGTTTGTATTGGAAAAGGTCGCGCAAGTCATTGATTAAAGATTGGAACACCCGCGCAGGAGAGAAGCCATGATGGGCGGGTGGACTATAAGCGGCTGCGACGTTGCACCTGTTGACGACTTGAAGGTGCACGTTCACGGCATGGGCTGTTGGTGCAAGCCTGTACTGCAAGAGGGCATCATCGTGGTGCACAATTCGGCAGATGGGCGCGAAGCGTTTGAGACAGGCGAAAGGAAAGTATCATGATTCACCACCCGAGCAACGTCAAAGAGAACGAGGGCTGGACGTATCTTCTAAATAGCCCGAAGTGGCATTACTTTAGGGATGGCCGCTCGCTGTGCCGTAAGTTTCTGTTGCTCGGCAAACCAGAGTTTGACGGCGACGAACCGAATAGCCCTGATAACTGCGCGAAGTGCCAGACACTACGAAACAAAGAGCGCTTTGGAAAAGCACTTGACACCAAGAAAGACAGCGCATAACTTAAACTTGTTTAACGATGCACGTGCATCTAACTAGGAGAGAAACCATGAGCAAAAAGACAGCAAAGCCCGCCAAGAAAAAGGCGACGCCGAGCATTAAAGCCAAGATCGCTAAGCGTGTTGAGGCCAAGCCTGTTGATACGAAGGGCTTTCAGATTATCGACGTGGCCCCCATCCCTGCGACGCGTGCGCTCAAGGGCGATCCGCGCTATCCGATCGCTGAGATCACCGAGGGCGCTGCGTTGTTTGTGCCGATCGACATCAAGGCCGACGACTATCCGTTGCTCGCTGAGTTTGAGAAGGCCAAGCGTGAAGAGCTTTACGCCCTGTCCAGCCGATTGAGCGGTGCGGTGCGCCGGTTCAAGAAGCATGACACCGAGGGCCGCAAGTTTACCGTGCGCATCATCCGCGAGGGTGGTAAGCTCGGGTTCGCATCTGACCTTGGTGTGGCCGTGCGCCGCGAAGAGGTTTAACGAGATGGCACAGGGGCTGGTGGTGCTGAGCGCTTTAGGGTGCTCACCTCCCCGGCCAGCGCCGCGCTGCTAGTCCCTGTGTCCCTAACGAGGTGAAGATCATGACGAAGACAATAGTTTACGACGGCGAGATCGTAATGCCCGAGCAAGTTAAGCACGAGGGCGGCAATGTGCAGATCATCGGACAAGGCCAAGCCGTACCCGCTCAAGCGTTCGCAGGCTTTGGCCACGCGGGGGCCATGGTAAATTACGAAGACAGCAATGGCGTTAAGTACGCTGCGGCGCAAGAGGCACTACAAGCTAAGCGCTTTGAGCAAGCACGCAACGCCAACCTCGCAGCGCTGATCGGCCCTGTGATCGACACGAAGCCGACCTTCCGTAAGTGGTTGCTCGGCACCACCGCGTTGCAATCAGTCTAGGAGAGAAGCCATGAGTCGAGAAGCATTGTTCTTTGCCACCCCCGCGTGGATGGCCGTAGGCAATCTGCAATACATGAACGGAGATAAAGTCGCCGCCATAATCTCCACGTTAATCGCGCTGATATGTGGGCTGCAACTACTTTTTAGACTGTGGAGGTACGGAGAATGAAAGTAGCGGACCTAATCGCTTGCCTGCACAACGTCGAGGGCGACAAAGACGTGGCCGTCGAGATCAAGGGCAAACAGTATTGGCTGTTCGACGTACTCATGGTCAAGCAGTCTATCGACGGCACGCGCTTTCTGGTTATCGCGCCTGACACCTCGCGCCGCACCACGCAATACGACACATTGAAAGCATAGGAGAGAAGTCATGAACATCAGCGACAAGATCGACAGCAACGCCGTGTGGGCCGAGGCCCTAGCCCTACCAGTATTCAAAGCTGGTGGCCGCAACAATCGCGTGCCTGATTCCGCCGAGTGCGCCAAGGCGTTTATCAACGTCATCAAGAAACAGTTTATCGAGCGCATCGCATCGGAAGTCGAGCCGCTACTGCACGACGCCATGGAGACGCAGAGCTTGCTGCTTGGCGAGCGCAATGAGTGCGACGACCAGAGCGCATGGGACGAAGCGATCGACGAGGCTGTCGAGAAACTCTTGAAGCCGTACAACGAGTACCTATCGCATGACTGGTTGGCCAAGAACACGATCGACACGGCGCTGCACGAAGAGGACGCAGTGCCAGCGCTGGCCTCACGTGTAGGGACTGAGGTGTACAAGCAGTTCACCGCCGACCGCACACCGAACCAGATCCTGACCAGCGCAGGCATCCCGCACAAGGTCTTTGAGGCCACGCTTAACGAACACATCTTAACGCAAAGCAAGGAAGGAACAAACGATATGACTGATAGCAACACAGAGATAACAGTACTCGTTGACAAAGTGCGCGAGCATTTGGGCAAAGGGTACGACATCATGGCGGTGTACTCCGACTTCGATCTGATCTCAGATGACGACGAGATCTTGGCCGCCGGTGCAGCGCCGCGCCTTGGCCTCGCGCCCGAGGACGTGCGCGTATTTCAAATGTTTAGATTTGAACACGGCGATGAGACGGCTGACGTGCTGATCGAGATGCTCAAAGAGGCCCCTAAAAAGGCCGCTACCCCCAAAAAGAAGGCCGCCAAGCAGGAAGAGAGCGAAGCCGGGGCAGAAACCCCCGTCGAGAAGCCAAAGGCCCCCGCAAAAGCCAAGGCTAAGGCCGCCAAGGCGGACAAGGACGGCGCGGTAGACCCCGTAGTCCTGACTGTGCTTCGCGACTGCGGTATGCCCGAGGCCCCGCTGGCCAAGATTCTTGGCGTGTCGCGCTCTACCGCAGGCAACTACGTGTCCGGCAAGACACCCTTCATTCCGACCGCTGATCAGGCGTCGCTCTTGCGCAGCGAAATGGTGACGCGGGTTAACCGGCTACTCGAAGCGCTCGCTAATTTTGACGGGAGCAACGAGCCGCAGGCTTCGGTGTACTGATATGCTGACGTGTCGTGCGCGCCGTGAGGGCGACGAGATGGCCTGTGCGTGCGGCGCACGGTGGCAGATTGACGAAGAGCGCCCGCCCTGTGCGCACGACGACGTTCGCAAGCAACGAGCCGAAGAGAAGGTAGACGTGCCAGCCACACAGGCTGACTGGAATAAGTTTTGGGAGAGTGTAGGTGGGCGACCGGGCAAGAACAACAGGGTCGGGTGACGGGTTTGTCAACCTGATATGCGATGCGCTCGACATTCCACCGCGTGCCTTGGCGGCCAAGCTAGGGGTCGAGTACGCGGAGCTAAAGTTGCTGATGGATACAAAGGCTGTCATGTTGGCCGAGGTGGACATGAACGAGACGCTATGGAAGCTGTCGGCTTTCGTGGCAGAGAAACTAGGTGTCTTCATGGCGGTCAAGGAACAGCTCGATCGCAAGTTGCAGGCAGACAGGGCTAACAGAATTATGCGCATCAAGCGCATGAAGGGAGAGGTGTGATGGGCTACGGATACACAGGTGTTTGCGTGGGCGGGTCGCTCGATGGCCAAGCTCGCATGTCTAACTCGCGATCGCTGGTCGTGATAGCCGCGAACGATCAGGGCCGCTTGTTCCCTGAGACATACTTTCTGCGCTCGCTCAAGATCAACGGGTACGGCACGCCTGTTTGGGTGGTGCAGGGCATGTCAGATCACAAGGCGCTAGAGCGCATCATCAATCGGTACTTGGCACCGCCAGAGGCGGGGCGCAATCCGACCGAAGGCTTTATTATCACGGAGGCAGAATGACTATCAAACTCGGTGAACCCCTTGTCTCTTCTGTGCAGCATGTGCGCACGTTTGAGCTAAAGATACCTGTGACGGGCTGGCTTGAGGGCGAGATAAAGGACTGGCCTGCGAACGTGCAGGACCAGATCTACGAAGCGCTTGAGCGCATGGCGAAAAAAGTACAACTGCCGCTGACGATCACCAAGTCTTTCTGCGATACGCTGCACGACATCAATGGTAAGGTCGATGGCCAACAGGTAGTGGTCTATGCGTCCGAGATTGTCGCGATGGCTGTACCTAAGATGGGGAGGGTACACTGATGTATATCGTAGAGATGGGGCGTGGTGCTTTTCTGTTTAGCCAAGCTACGCGCGGCGGACGACACGGCATATTGATAGCGCCAGCCCACAGGCCCGCTCGCATGGGCGAGGTATGCCACGACGCGCCTAAGACACACCAAGAAGACGAAGAGGGGGTATTCATTGCCGTTCCCGACATGAAAAGCGTATCGGTTCTACTAGAGCAAGTAAGTTTGCTGGCCGTCGCTGTTAGTGGGCTAGAGCGCAGGACTCCCGCGCCGAAGACGGAGGGCGCGCAATGATCGGCTGGTGCATCTTTCTGTACTGCATGGGCGGCTTGTCTGTGTGGTGCGCGGCGACAGTGCGTGACTGGGAGTGTCAATGGTACGGCATCAACGTGATGGCCGTCGCGTGCATGGCGTGGCCGGTCACAGTGATCTTGTGGTTCGTTGCTATCATCGAGGAAACTATTGAGAGAGACATGTGATGCCTATCTTCGGTATCGGCATATGCCCGCATTGCAATCGGCTTAGGCGCGGCGTGGAGTCTCGTCGCATGAACACTGCCTACGTGAATGACGAGAGCAACTTCACCCTTTCTTGTGAACCTTGCTACGACAAAACGATTTCATACTACGCAGAGATGTGGGACGAGTACTGGTCGGGGAGGCTATGATGGCAAAGCTAGTGGCGGGCATCGACCCCGGTGCGTCGGGCGCGATCGCAGTGTACGATGCGGAGACGCGCAAGATCGCCTTTGTGCAGGACCTACCGTACTGGCTGCAAACAGTGGGGGCCAAGAAGCGCAAGCGCCTCGACCCCGTTTCGCTGCGCGATCAGATTGATATGCTGCAAACCTACGGCGTGCAGCTCGTGGTGCTGGAAGCTGTCGGTGGCAGACCGCAACAGAGCGCATCGTCAGGCTTCGCGTTCGGCTATTCCGTTGGGCTTATCTACATGGCCTGCATGGTGGCCAGACTTCCGATCGAGACAGTACCGCCGAGTAAATGGAAGCCGCTGATGGGTGTGCCGGGCAAGCGCGGTGACAAAGAGGGCAAGAAGAAACTGCGCGACATGAGCGAGGGCGACGACAAGAAGAAAGCCACTCGTCAGGTTATTAAGCAGGCCGAGGGCGACATCATGCGCAAAGTGGCCGAGCTGTTCCCCGGCGACGACGCGCACTTCCGCACTGAGCGCGGCGCGTATCGCATGGACAGGGCGGACGCTGCGCTGTTGGCTAAGTTCGGCGGCGACTACATCTTACGCACGATCGGCGAGGCGCTACCTGACGCCGTGCTCGAACAGCGCTACCGTCAATCGGAGACGGGAGCATGAGCTTAGAAGAAAACAGAGAGCGCGTCAGGCTTGCTGTCGCGGCTGGTGTTATCGAAGAGGCAGAAGTCACGCGCCGCTGGATCGAGTTTAACCGCCGCCCCGAATGGTGGGGTTTGCCGCTCACGCTTGAGAACATGACGACTATCACTGACGCCTTTGTGAAAGAGCTACTACCATGACGCTGCCCCTCTTCGGCTATCAGGCACAAGCCGCTGACATCATGGCCTCGCGCGATCGCTATGGCCTGCACGACGAGATGGGTATCGGCAAGACGGCCACCACGATTGGCGCTATCAACCGCATCTATGCTGAGCGCGGCATCGTCATCGCGCCCGCCATGCTGCGCGAGAACTGGATCAATGAGTTCCGCAAGTTTAGCACGTACCCGCTGCGCTTGTGCAAAGGCCAGAACATTCACGACTTCATCGCGTGGAGCCGGGGCCGGTTCGATGTGCTGGTCACAAGCTACGAGCTGGCGACAAAGTGGTACGCCGACTACGCAAAGTCAGGTGACTTCCCCGACTTCGTGGCGCTCGATGAAGCGCACTATGTCAAGAACCATTCCGCTGCCCGGTCGCGCATGTTGCTCGGCCACGAAGCGGACGGCAGGAACTGTTGGATCGAGAACGCTGACCATGCGTGGCACATCACCGGCACGCCCATGGCGAACGACCCGATGGATTCCTACACGTTCTTGCGCTTCGCCCGCGCCATTGACTTAGCCCCGCGTGAGTTCGAGCGTATGTTCTTCGACAGCACGTACAGCGCATACGGCACCCGCACTACAGTCAAGCCCGAGATGGCCAAGACGTTGCAGAGTTTGCTCGCTAACAATTCGATTCGCCGCACGCACAGGGAGGTAGGCATGGAGCTGCCCGAGATATGGATGCAGGAAGTACTTGTCGATGGCGACACGCGCGAGATCACCGACATGGTGCGTCAGTACCCCGGCCTCGAACAGTCTATCATCAAGGCGATCGAAGCGGGCGGGCTGTCCTTCTTGGATGCTCAGCACATCGCAACGCTGCGCCGCCTTGTCGGTAAGGCCAAGGCTATCCCCTATGCGCAGATGCTGCGCTTCGAGATGGAAGCCGGTGCGGGCAAGCGCGTGGTGTTCGGGCTGCACGTCGAGCCGCTCTACTACATTCACAACTACATGCGCAAGTACGGGTTCGACAGCGTGATCGTGAACGGCGATACGAACGAGGCCGAGCGCATCGAAGCGGTGCGTCGATTCATGCAAGACCCTAACTGCAAAGTGTTTGTCGGCAACATCAAGGTTGCAGGCACAGGCTTGACGCTCACTGAGAGCTGCGAGCTAGACATGTTTGAAAGTGACTGGTCGCCAGCGGGCAACGCGCAGGCCATCAAGCGCGTGCACAGATACGGCCAGACCAAAGCGGTGCGTGCTCGCTTTATTACGCTGGCCAAATCAATCGACGAATCTGTCAACCGAATTGTCGCTGCAAAAACAGCGTCAATCGCGCAGGCAGGAGGTGGAGAATTAACTGCGGCTCCCCTCTTGACAGCGTGAGATACCTAGCTTAAACATGTTTAACCACAACACAGGAGTACACCATGAAAGTTCTAGTCGAGTTTAACAGCCTTGAAGAAGCCGTTGCTGCGCTCGGTCAGCCAGCCGCTGCACGTACGCAAGCGTACACCGCCGCGCCCGCAGCCGGGACGATCGCGTCGTACACTCCGCCGGTGCAACAGTACGCACCGCCAGTGCAACAGTCGTTCGTGCCGCAGCCGCAGCCCGGCGCTGCCGCTCAACAGTTCGCTCCGCCCGCAGCGGCGCAGACTGTTGACCTCGCTACGGTTCTCGCTGTTGTGCAGAAGCACGCCGAGAAGGTCGGGCCGAAGCCCACGAAGGCGCTCTTGGTGCAGTACGGCGGCACGCCTAACTTGCAGCAAGTCAAGCCCGAACTGCTGGCCACCGTGTTCAGCGAGTTCACGAAGTCGCTGGCCGCTCACGGTCACGCGTAAGGAAAGGGGATAGGCGGTGCACAGCGAACGCAAACACGGACGGTTCTCACCCTCACAGGCGGACAGGTTCACTCTCTGTCCGGGGTCCGTCAAGTTATGCGAGGTCGCGGCACCGCTTGTCACCGAGTATCAGCTCGCGGGTACGCTCGCGCATGAAGTTCTCGAAGCTGGCCTGCGGTCGGGCGCGCGCGGTGCGCAAGACGCCATCCTCGCCAGCCGCCACGCGGACAAAGAGTTCGCATCAGATTTCAGATCGGCCATCAATGACGCGCTAGACTATGTGTGGTCAGTGTTCGACGGCCTAAACGATGTGTACGGCGATGCCGTCATGCTGATCGAGCATCCCGTCAAGGTGCCGCTGCCAAGCGCGCCGGGCGAGGGCGACGGCCACGTCGATGTGGTTATCTATTCGCTGCGCGCATCACTGATGTACGTGATTGACTACAAGCACGGCATCGGTGTGCCTAAAGGCGCTAACAGCAACCGCCAAGTTTTGCAGTACTCGCTCGGCCTTATCAGTTCGGTACCCGAGCTGGCCGAGATCGAAGACATCGTGAACGTCATCGTGCAGCCGCGCGCCTTCCACCCGAAGGGCGAGATCCGCGAATGGTACACGACGCGCGATCAGGTGCTGAGCTACGCGATCGACCTAGACAAAGCCGTGGTCGCCTGCATGTCCGACATACCGGCGCTCGTACCCGGCGAAGAACAGTGCCGCTTCTGCGATGCGCGCGACACATGCCCCGCGATCGAGCGCGCTATCGTCGAGACAGTCAACCCTTCGTTCGTCTCGGTGCGCGATGTCACTGAGGACGCGGTGGCCTCGGCGGCCAACATTCCATACGATCGCCTAGCCTACGTCATGCGCTCGCTCAAGTTGCTGAGCATTTGGAAGAAGGCAATCGAAGCTAGAGCTGATCAACTGATTCTCGAACAGGGCAGAACGATACCCGGTCTGAAAATGGTAGAGACAGAATCGAGACGTAAGTACTATGAAGACGAGAAAGTCAGAAGCAAGAAGTTAGCAGCACTGATAGGATGCAAAGAAACTGATTTGTACAGAACTGAGTTTAAACCGATAACCGAGGTCGAGAACATGATAGTCGAAGCGTTTAAAGCGCGCGTAGGTAGAGGACGGAGAAACAAAGCAGCCGAGCAAGCGCGCAAACTCTTCGCATATTTCACAATCAAAGAACCGACAGGAACATACGCCGTGGCCTTAGAGGATGATCCGAGGCCACCGGCTAACCGAGCTTTATCGCTCTTCTCGGGCGTTAAAGAATTAGTCCCGCAACAACTGAGCAACGGAGAGAACAAATGACTACTACCATTATGAAGGACAGTATCGTTGGCGATAACTGGATACGCCAGAGTGTAGCCGCTAACCCCATGGCCAGCATCACTGACCCGAAGACTGGTCAGCCGAGTGATAACCTGACGACCGGCCCCGTCCGTCTCAACTTCACGGACACATTGCTTGAACCCGCCGCTAAGCCGGGCCAAGCGCCCAAGTACGGCTGCGCCATCATGTTCACGCCGCAGGCTGACCTGACGCTCTTGACGCAGAAGGTGCAGGAGCAACTACAGCGCAGCTTCGCGCAGTCGTTCAACCCGCACACCGGCCAGTACGCCGGGGTCTTCACGCCCTTCCACGATCAGGCCGAGAAGGCGCATCAGTACTCGGGCTTTACGCCGGGCAGTGTCTACCTCAACGCCAGCTCGAAGTTCAAGCCAGCCATCGTGGACGTGCGCGGCAACGTGATCACCGACCCGAGCCGTATCTATCCGGGCGTGTGGGCCATCGTTGGCGTCAATGCGTACACCTATGGCATCAGCCCGCCGCAGCCGAAGAAGGGCGTGGGCGTTGGTATTCAAGGCATCATGATCATCGGCGACGATACGCGCTTGCTCGGTGGCGGTCCTGACACCAGCACGATGTTCTCGAAGGTCAAGGTCGATGCGCCGATCGCGCGCCCCGGCTTGATGCCCGGCGTGTCGATGGGCCAACCGATGATGGGCCAACCAGCGCCTATCCCGCAGACGCACTATCAGCCCCCGATGCAGCAGGGTTTTCAGATGCCCGGAGCGCAGCACTTGCCGCAGCAGTTAGGCGGAGCGCAGCCGGGAGCTTTCTCGATGACGACATCCCCTTCTGACGATGACGACGCTGAGTTCATGCGTTCGCTTGGCCGGTAGGATTGTTTGATGGACAAGGCCCACCTCGACTTCGAGACGCGAAGCAAGACAGACTTGAAGAAGTCGGGGGTGCATCGCTACGCACTCGACCCGACGACTAGACCTTGGCTGTTTAGCTACGCGCTTAGCGAGCGTGGGCCTGTCTTTCGCTGGCGACCGGGCGACCCCGAGCCAACTGCATTACTAGAGCACATAGCCGCTGGTGGTATCGTCGGTGCGCACAACTCGGGCTTTGAGCGCATCATTTGGAATTACATTATGCTTCGCTGGTACCCGCACTGGCCAGAGCTGACGATCGAACAGATGGACTGCACGATGGCGCGGGCTGCTGCTATCAGCCACCCTCAGTCGCTTGACGTGCTGTGCCGCGTGCTGCACACGCGCAACCAGAAAGACATGGGCGGCCACGCCTTGATGATGAAGATGGCTAAGCCGCGCTCCTACGCTGCGGACGGCACGATCATTTGGTGGGACGAACCCGAGAACATCGAGCGGCTCGGCGACTACTGCGACTTAGACGTGCTCACTGAGATCGACGTGGACGCCAAGATCCCGCCGCTGTCAGACTACGAGCGCAAGGTGTGGCACCTCGACCAGCGCATTAACGATCGCGGCATCTGCGTCGACGTGAAGGCGGTCGAGAAGTGCGCCGTCATGGTCGAGCTGGCCAAGAAGGATGCCGACGCAGAGATGCGATCGCTGACGGGCCGCGCTGTGCCGCGCTGCACCAACGACAAGAAGCTGATCGAGTGGATCGGCAGTCGCGGCATTGAGTGCACGACCGTCAAGAAGGGCGTGCAGGATGACTTGCTATTCATGGCCGGGCTGGCCAATGACGAGACGGTGCGCGCCGCGATTCGCTTGCGCGGTGAGGCCAAGAAGACATCGACTGCAAAGTACGAAGCGATGCTTGACTGCGTGTGTCCTGACGGGCGCATCCGTGGCTTGCTTAACTATCACGGCGCAGGCCCCGGTCGGTGGGCGGGCCGCTTGGTACAGCCGCAGAACTTCCCGCGCATGGACTACGATCGCGGAGGCAAGACGTTCGAGTGGATCGCTCAGCTATTGTCCAGCAAGATGCCCGCCGCTCAGGTCTATGAAACCCTAACGTCCGTTTATGGCACAGCGGGTGACACTTCGCCGCTGCGCTTGCTGTCCCGGTTCCTGCGCTCCGTCATCGTAGCCGGTCCCGGCAACAAGCTGGTGGGCGGTGACTTCTCGAACATCGAAGGCCGGACGAACGCGTGGTTTGCTGGCGAAGAGTGGAAGCTGCAAGCCTTCCGTGATTACGATACGATCATCGGATACAAGGACGACGGCACTGAGATACGCAAGGGGCCAGACCTCTACAACCTAGCATACGCCAAGTCATTCGGCGTTGAGGTAGACACAGTAAAGAAAGCCGAGCGCCAGATCGGCAAGGTTCAAGAGCTGGCCCTCGGGTACCAAGGTGGCGTTGGTGCGTTCATTGACATGGGCGATACCTACGGCCTCGACCCGTACACCGTGGCCGGGCCAGTGCAGAAGGCCACATCTGCGCAGCAATGGGACGCGATCGCCGAGAGATACGAACACGCGCGCGACAAGAACGGACTGCAAGAGCGTGAGTGGACGGCGCTGTCTGTGCTCGTCACCAACTGGCGCAACGCCAACCCCGGCATCGTCCAGTCGTGGTGGGACCTACAGGACGCAGCGATCGACGCCGTAATGAATCAGGGCCGCGCGGTCGCAGTGCTCGGCGGCAAGGTCACGTACTACTGCGATGGCCGCTGCTTGTGGTGCGTACTCCCGTCGGGCCGGATGATATGCTATGCTAACCCGCGCGTTGAGCAAGAGCGCACGACCTACATCGACAAGTATGGTCAGGAGAAAGAGCGGGTCAAACGCAAGGTTGTCTTTTGGGGGTTCAAGGAAGGCCAGTGGAGAGAGCTTAGCCTGTACGGCGGGCTGCAATGCGAGAACATTGTGCAAGGCACCGCGCGCTGCATCATGGTGGACCGCATGTTCGCCGCCGAGGATGCAGGGTTCCCGTTAGTACTGACAGTTCACGACGAGTTGCTCGCCGAGGTTAGCAAGCTGGCCGAGCATTATAACGATAAGACTTTGGAGGCCATCATGTCGGTGACACCTCCGTTTGTGGCGGGTCTACCGCTGGCGGCTAAAGCATGGACAGATGAGAGGTACGTGAAATGACACTGACGGCAGTACAACTAAAAGCGTTGGCCGCGTTTACCCCGGACAATCAGGACATCGACATCGTGGTTCTGTACGCCCGCATCTATGGCGACCCCGGCGTCAAGACCGTGCGCGAGATGCAGATGAAACTCGCGCCGCTGTTCCGAAACGTCAACGCCCGATTGAAGGGCAAGACCATTGAGCTAGGAGAAATGAAGCGGACATACCGCCTCACCGTTAGCAAAAAGGCGTAGTCATGTCCAAACTGGCCGCAGCGCTAGAGTGGGCACGCCGGGGCTTCCCTGTATTCCCGCTTATCGAGAACACGAAGTTGCCCCTATGGGCTGACTCTTGGGTCACTACAGCTACAACGAACGAAGCAGCTATTCGTTCCATGTGGACCGACCCGGTTATGGGATACGAGCGTGACTACAACATCGGCTGTCTGTGCAACGACTACGTGGTCGTGGACATTGACACCAAGAAGGGCAAAGATGGGTACAACCAATACTTACAAATGGGCGGTACATTTGATACTCTGGTGGTCAGGACAACCAGTGGTGGCTATCATTGCTACTTCTACGGACCGCCGAGTTCTAACGCGGCCCTTGCCGCTGGCGCTGGCGGCGTTGATGTGCGCTCACATAATGGGTATGTCGTCGCTCCCGGCTCGGTCGTTGATGGGGTTCCGTACACCATTGTTAACGATACCGAACTCGCGTGGATACCCAAGAGCATCGAACAACGCCTGACGCCGCCGTACACGCGTAAGGAAGTAGACGCCCCGACCGAGGGCCTAGACAAGCCCGGTGCCGTGGCCGCCGCGATTAACTTCTTGCAGTCCTGCCCGGTGGCCGTAGAGGGCCAGCGCGGCGACGAGACTACATTCACCACGGCGGCGCGTTTGGTGCGCGAGCTGGCCATCTCTGAGGGGATGGCGTATCAATTAATGGCCGAGCACTGGAATCCCCGGTGCCAACCGCCGTGGTCACTCGACGAGCTGTTAATCAAAGTTAACAATGCCGTCCGCTACGGCTCGGCGGACTTCGCGTCCCTGTCCCCTGAAACCCTGTTCGCCGGGGTCAAGATCGTCGCCCCGCCCACAGTGTTCGAGGCGAGCGGGCTGGACTTCGGGAACGCCATCACGCCGCAGGCCCTGACGCCGAGGCCATGGCTGGTGGACCGCACGCTCATGCACGGCACTGTCACTGTCCTGCTGGCCGCCGGTAGCGCTGGCAAGTCCACCGTGTCCTTGGCCCTCGCAGCGCACGTAGCGCTTGGCCGTGAGTTCGCCGGGCGCAAGGTTCACAAAGCCTGCAAGGTTATCGTCTACAACGGCGAGGACGATCTGATGGAGCAATCGCGCCGCCTGTTTGCCGTGTGCTACTCCTACGGGCTTGACTTCAACGAGGTCAAAAAGAACGTGCTGCTGCTGTCACCGCGCGAGATGCGCCTGACCGTGGTGACGAAGGACGGATACAAACCACAGCGCAACGACATCTTGCTCGACCAGCTCACGAACAAGGCGAAGAGCAACGGCGTCGGCCTGATCGTGATCGACCCGCTGGTCAAGATCCACCAGTGCGACGAGAACGATAACGTCGAGATGGACTACGTGATGGACGCACTGACCGACGTAGCACAGAAAGCCGATACGGCCATCATGCTGCTACACCACACGACTAAGGGCGGCGATCGCCAAGAGGCCCGCGTCGGCAACATGGACATCGCGCGCGGTGCGTCTTCCGTGGTCAACGCTGCACGTATCGCCTTCACTCTGTTGAACGCCAGCCAGCAAGACGCCGAGGACTACGGCCTGCAAGACGAAGAGCGCCACACATGGGTGCGGCTCGACGATGCCAAGATGAACTTGCAACTGGCCTC